AAACAATGATTCGCGAGCCTCGCGCTCTTGCACCCAAGCCCCCCGCCCCAGACGCACCCAAGACCGCCGATAGGCCCATAGAGTCTGTGTTCGATGATTTTGGTGAGGTAGATTTCTCACTCGACAATGCTGCGAGAAAGTTGGCAAAAGACGCAGATATGGGCATCACTCGCGATAGAGAGTTGCATTCTGTTATCAGAAATGAAGACGGTGAAGTTATTGCGGCGCAGTGGCGTTCATTCGACAACGAAAACTATGAGTTTGATGTAATAGTTGCCCCAGAGTACCGAGGCACAGGTCTTGGATCAAGACTCATCGATGATGGCATTTCTGGCTTCGACGAAATGTTGGATGTAAATCCCGATTCTACAATGAGGCTTACGGTTACTTCCGATGTATCGGAAGCAGCCCTTGCTCGTAGGGGATTCAAAGTTGTTGAGGATGATGGTCGCCTGAAGATTATGGAACGACCTGTCCCCGCCGCCGCGATGAAGCTGCCCGAGACACCTGACGAGATCAATAAAGCCTTTAACGAATTAGCAAGCCATCAGCGGTATCTTCCTGAAGAAGCGATGCTGGATTTAACCAGACTTACAGGAGGGGTTGGTTCTTTCTACGCTGATTTGGCTGAGCATATTGGCGACTTGACTCATCGAATGTCTGAATATGGTGGAAGAATGGCATACGCCACGCCTAAAATAAAACTCTACCATCGCAGACTTCACAACCCATATGGATTCGAAAAAGAGATGTTGGAGGTAGCGGAGTCAAACTTCAACTATGCGAAGAAAAGAGCGGCAGATGGAAGTACGGATGATTACACCTTACAGGCAGCCAAATACGAAAGTTTCGACGATGCGATGGCCCACCTTAAAAGTCTGGGTCAGACGTACGCAGATGAGCATAGAAAGCTGCCGGTGTACAACGAGGTTCAGAGGTTGGGCAATGACGCGGCTATCGCAGTTGGCGAGTTTAGGTTTGATGATGCTCGCGAGATACTGACAACGCTTAAAAAATACGCAGACGAAGGCGATGATGCGTTTAAGGCCCGTCAACTCCGAGTAGAACCAGAGTTTGCTCGGTTTGGATCACCCCCAGACAATATTGCTGCTGTTTCTCGTGAACTTGGAGTGGATTCTTTCGTAGCCAAGCCCCCCACCGCAGACGCAGCCACAGCCGCCGCCAAGGCTCCAAAAGCAACTAAAGAAGTTGAGGCAATATCAAGCCGACTTGACGATTTTGAAGCCGAAATAAAAAAATTAGAAGATGACTTGGCAGACCCTTCATCAGACAGAACCCGTCAGCATCGGGCCGCGCTGACGCTGGCTCGAATCAGGGTTGGTGTTGATGCGGGTTTCACTCTTTCGGATGCTGAACAAAAGGTTCTCCGTAATCGTGGAGAAGAACTATATGAATCTTTGTTCAAGGAAATGGGCTTGATTCAACGCGGAGACCCTGAAGACGCTGGGCAAGCTTTGCGGCACCTTAGCGTCGACGGGACGCATTTGATTCCCGACCCTTACGGTCAGCATATTGAGGACGTAGGTGACCTTACTCATCGCATGAGTCACTACGCATATGAACCAATCAGAAAAAAAGTGAAGGACTCCTATGAGGGTTTTCGAGATTGGAAAGGGCTAAGCGCAGTCTACACTGATGATGTAAATAGTAATGTTTTACTTCAGTATGCATTTGATAATGCGAAAAACAACTATGGATACACTGGAAGTTACGAGTCTTACATTGGAATTTTGAGGTCTGCGGGCCAAAAATATGCTGACGAGCACAGGAAAGTTCCTGTTTACAACGAGGTTCAGCGACTTGCCAACGATGCGGCGATTGCCCTTGGTGAGTTTAGGTTTGTAGATGCAAGAGATAATCTTAAAAAACTAAACGACTACATCAAACAGGGTGAGGACGCCTTTAAGGTTCGACTTACTCGTTTAGAGTCCGAGTTTGCCCGACCCGGATCGCTTCCAACCCCCACCGCAGACGCAGCCACAGCCGCCGCCAAGACCGACACGCCAGAGTTCAAGCGGTGGAGTGGTGGCGCACCTGTGATAAAACGCGGTGATGCTGCCTTAAAGCGCGGTAACGATATTCCCGAGGGTCCAGTCGTTTTTGAGGTTTATCACGGCACCGGGCGTGATTTTGATACCTTTGAGTATTCCACAATCGGAACAGCAACAGACAGCGGTTACCTTGGTGAAGGCTTTTACGCGACAACTGATCCTGAGTGGGCTTCAAAATATGCCCAAAAATATCAGCCCGGTGGAAGCGTGATGCCTTTGTATATGAAGTTGGAAAATCCGCTTCACCTCAAACGTTCGGATTCTGGTTTTGAATATGACCCTGTTTTAGAGAAAGAGGTTCCTATTGATCGGGAGGGTCATATTCGTGATGTGCTTGATCTTCCACGTGATGCATCTGGTCAAGAGGTAGCAGATGTTCTCAGAGCAAAGGGATATGATGGAGTCACGTACCGTGGTCACATCGATGTCGGTATTAAATCACAAGACATCGAGGTCATGGTTCTCGACCAATACAACATTAAGTCCCAGTTTAACCCCGGCACTTTTGATCCGAATGATCCAAGCATCCTCAAGGGCATCGGAGTGGGCGCTGCAGTCCCCGCTGCTGCCGCTGTACGCTCCCAGCGACAAGAGGAAGAGGGCAACCCCCTTACAGAGCCTCCCGAGTACAGGCCGATGTCTTATGAGGGTGGATACAATCAATCGATTGACTTTTCAGAAACGTCGGAGATTGTGGAAAACATTTTATCCATCAGCAACAAGCACCAGGACTTGTTTGTTGAGACGAGCCTTATTGAAGCTGAGTATGCAAGCCTGTCGGACGAAGACAAGTTCGGCAAGCGTGGTGAAGTTTTGAATGAGTGGTATGAAAAGTCTTTGGATACTTATTCGGAACTTGGGGATAAGCTTGATGAGTCTGAGTACGATCGGTACTTGATGGGCAAAGACGTTTACTATGAAACGAACCCCAACGGCGTCCAGCACTACGATGATTTTCGTTTGTTTTCGAATACCGGTGTTTCTGTTGATTTCATGCCTCTGGATGCGTCTGTACGGAAGGTTCAAGAGGACAAACAGCGCCAAAAGTTGAAAAACACCATTCATAATGGTGGCCCGATGTTGGATTTGTTTGGTCCAATGGGTGAGTTGAATCGTTATTTGATGAAAAAAGCCATGTTTTTTGAACATCCAGTTCAGACAATTCAGCTAAATGATCATCAAAAGCGTATGTTGTCGATGGATAATCACAACTTAGAGTCCCTGAAAGATTCAGGTTTGGTATCATATTTGTTATATAAAGAACTGTTAGGCAGCGTTAAGTTGCTTTAGGAGGCAGTATGGCTCGTCGCATGAGTCCAGATGAGGCATTGGATGTCGCAAAACAAGTAGTCGAAGAAAATCCTGGTATTACTCGGGAAGAAATGAATCGAAAAGCTGAAGAGTTGGCTTCGATGATTCGTTCTGGTGTTATTTCTGTTGCACGTCTTCCTGCTCGACTCACTCAAGCAGCAGCAGATGCACCAATAGGTGTCGATACTCCAATGGGACCACAGGGAACACCCGGATATTTGCGGGACAAGCTTGAGCTTGACAAGCCGAGAACGGCTCCGAAACCCATGTTTGGCCCAGCCGATCCAACGCCTGAGCAAATGCGTGCGATGAGCACCGATCCATATAGGCCACCATCCGGCTTAAGTGTAAGTCCACCGATTACAGAGTACACCATGGGACAGTCAGCTAAGTTGGCAGAGATTCGAGGCCAAACAGCGTTTGATGTTGGTTTTCGTGAGGGACTCCAAGACTACCAGCGCATGAAGATGGAATCTGAAAATATTGTGGATGACCTTGGGGGTTCGGTAAACGAAGCCAACAGTGCGCGATCCAGCATTATGATGGGCAACGAAACTTCGGGTGACATCAAGCGTCTCGGTTACGCAGAGGCCATGGAGTTTGCCGAACGTCAAGAAACAATGGGTGAAGATAAAATGCTTCGAGAAGCAGTAAGGATGATGGAACAATGAAACGAATGGATGATGAAAAGCGTCGTCAAGAAGCTTTGAAACAGGGCCGTAGCATTGTTCGTAAGCGTTATGGGAATCCTGCTTTTGGAAGTAAATCGTTGAAAGAAAACGTTGAAAGTGAGCTTGGAAATCCTGCGGCCAACAAAGCATCTACGATGGACAAGCGTCGTGCTGCTAAAGCGGCAATGGATCAGTTCATGAATCGAAAGTTCGACAAGCTTCCGCGCCTTAGCGAGGCTGGTGGTCCTGGCAAAGATTATGAAACTGGTGGACCTAAAGAAGATCTACAAGATATTTCAGGTCAACTGGGTAAAGCGTCCAAGCTTCATGGAAACCAATCAAAGCGTGTTGCCAAGATTGCAGAAGGCATGAAGTCAGAAACTGGCAATCCCTACATGAAGCGAAGCAAGTCAAAGTACGGAATGTGAAATGGCTAAGTCGGCAGAGGCTCTGCTGAAAGCAGGCATGAAAAGCAACAAACCTCGTCGTATTCGCAAAGGCGAGCCTGGATACGGGAAAAAGAAGTTTGTGGTTGTTGCTAGCTCTGGTGGCAAGAAGAAGGTCATTCGTTTCGGCGATGCCAAGATGTCGATTCGACGTGACAACCCCAAGGCTCGAAAGAACTTTAGGTCACGTCATGGATGCGACAAGGCTGCTGCGAAAAACAAGCTGACTGCTAAGTACTGGTCTTGCTACCAATGGCGAGCTGGATCGAAGGTAAAGGGCTGATGCTAGACGGATTTTTGATGAGAAGCATGAGAGAGTCGGGTCAACCGAACACATGCCCTCGTGCGACTCAAGATTTAGAGATCAATCTCGAAAACAGACAAGACGCAATCGATACAAAGATGTACGGCCCCGCCAATCCTCAATTGGATGAAACGGGTGGCAATCAGCAGTTTTGGCAACAGTACGCAGATTTGTTTAACGATACGATTGAAAACGTGATGCAGATGCGTTGCGCTAACTGTTCTTTTTTTGATCGATCCCCTGAGATGCTTGAGTGCATTGAAAAGGGTATTGGCGATCAGGCAGACCCGGAGATGGCTGTTGAGGCTGGTGAGCTTGGGTACTGTCAGGCCCTTGATTTTAAATGTGCTTCAGCCCGTGTTTGTAAAGTGTGGGCAGGGATAGTGAACTAATGTTTTTTTATGATCATGCTATGGCTCGCGATGATTACATGGATCGAGAGCCTGAAGCCAAGGGTGAACTCGATATGGTCGATGGACTTCGCGCCATGTCCATGTTTAAACGCGACCAGGGACCGCTTCAGCCATCAGACATCAACCAAGATGTAAAGCACGCTCTTGTGTCCCATCCAGGGTGTATTGATGAGCTTTCAATGGGTGGATTTTTGTCCGATGGTTTGATTCGAGAACTTGAGCAGATGATCAAAGACAAGTCATCCGACATGATGGACATGCCTAAAATGAGTGGTGCGAGCATCATTATTGTGACCCCATCACCTGATATGGAAGAATTTGGAAATCCAAATTACGAAATTGGCAACCCAAAAAAAAATAACATTCCAACGAACCCAAAGCTGTACGCCCGAGTGAAGGCAGAGGCTAAGCGTAAGTTCGATGTGTACCCCAGCGCCTACGCTAACGCATGGCTTGTCCGCACTTATAAGAAGCGTGGCGGCGGCTACCGGAAGGGGTAGTCATGTCTCTTAAGCGTTGGTTTAAAGAAGAGTGGGTTGACGTAAAAACCGGTAAGCCATGTGGTCGCAAAAAAGGCGAGAAGCGTAAAGGCTATCCTGCTTGCAGGCCCAAGAAGCGTGTCTCCAAGGATACACCCAAGACCGCTGGTGAGTTGGGCCCGAAGGGAAGGAAGAGCTTTGCAAAGAGAAAAAAAGGGCCAAAACGAACAATGGCAGAAACCGGGAATCCATCAGAAGATGAGTTTCTGGCCAAACACATGAGAACGGCATACAAAAAGAAACCCAAGATGACCGATGAGCAACGCAAGCGTGAGTTGGCGATTGGGTACAAAAAATATGAAAATAGGAAGAAGAAATGAGTGTAAATAAAGCGATTTTAGTAGGCCGCCTTGGCGTTGATCCTGAGCTTCGAACAACTGGCACGGGAACACATGTTGTCAACATTCGCATGGCAACAACCGACCGACGCAAAGAAGGCGACCAATGGGTTGACCACACCGAGTGGCACAACGTGACCGTATGGGGTCGCACTGCCGAAAACGTGGCAAAGTTCTGCACCAAAGGCAAAGAGATCTACGTTGAAGGTAGGATTCAAACCCGCAAGTACCAAGACAAGTCGGGTGTGGATCGCTATTCAACAGAAATTGTTGCAGAGAACGTTCGCTTTTTGGGAAGCAAGTCTGATAATGCACCCATTATTCAAGCTCAGAACACATCGTTTGCTAAAAATGATGAGCACATCCCATTTTAGTCTGACTCATAAATTTCATTTTTGAATAAATCTGTCAGCTTAGTGATGCGCTCTCTGCGTTCCTCTTTTTCTATCGGAGGGGGCGCATCGCTTATTTTTCCCTCGTCTTTTAGTTTTTTAAGAGTGTTATTAAACTTTTCATATTGTTCTTGTGATTTATTGGGCATGCATAACTCCTATGCTGTGTGATAATGGGTTTTAAGGAGTAAATATGTCTGACAAAAAAGATGATTTGATTGAATTAGAATCAGATGGTGTTGTCGTTGATATTGTTGAGTCCCATCATCTTGACAATATACAAGTAAACGAGTGGTTGAAAGCCGACGATAATGGATTTCGGCCAACTCCACAGCAAGAAAATTTCAGAACGCTTGCCTATAGAATGGCTCAACGTAAGCGGTTTTTTCGCGGTGAGTGGTACAAGGCAACAAAAGCCAAAGAGTACAAAGGTGTTGCGATTAGCGAGCGAACGTGGACTCGTTGGTGCAAAGAAGATGATCGATTCTTGGCTTGGTTTTACGATGAGTTTCCTGACACTGCAGAGCTTTCTGAGCAAGAGTTTAAGATGATGGACACCCAGTACTGGACGGGTGTTCGTGATGCGATGTCAGAAGGCGAAGAATGGGCTTACAGACAGTATGCAAAGACTCGATTCGATTCTGCTGCTGCTAAACGCGATGCTGCTGACAGTGAGTCTCTTATTGAGCTTCGTGCTTATTTCGATGCCGGTGGTGGTGAATCGTGGAAAGTAGAGCCGGGTGAGGCATAGTGAATGCAAACGATAAAAAGCGTATGGCTCAATTGGCGGGTCACCCAGGCGAGTTCATCGGTCGTTTGAAGATCGTTGACGAAAAGGGCCAAGAGCGTTCGTTTAATACACCGTTTGCTGAACAAGTGATGGCTCTTCAAGATTTTCAATCAGAAGCCGAAACGGTGATTCATTACAAGCCGCGCCAGATTGGTGACACCACTGTAGCTACGGCGTACAATTTCAACTACCTGTATTGGACCCAAGATCCTGCTCGTTGTTTGGTTGTTGCTGACTCGTATGATTCAACAGACGCAATCTTTGGTCGTGTACGTCATTACTACCGATCGTTGCCAGGGATGTTGAAAAAACCCATCGAACGATCAAACAAACGAGAGTTGATCTTCAAAGACAGCATGGCCGGGTTCCGTTGCATGACGGCAGGCGGTAAGAGTGATGCTCGTGGTTGGACGTACCAGCGTTTGCATGCCGATGAGTTGGCGTTCTGGCCCAATGCAGAGGACGTTTGGGCGTCCGTTACATCGACGCTGCACGAGGGGCCACACAAGAAGATTATTATTATTTCTACGGCTGACGGACCCGGCAATCTTTTCCACTCTAAAGTTTTGAGTGCGATTGAAGCCAGACAAAACGGCGACCCTTCTGTTCGCTTTCGTTTCTTCAAGTGGTCGGATCACTGGGCATACCAGTCAGACGTGCCTGATGGTTGGGAGCCTGATCAAGAAGAGTGGGTTCTTGCTCAGCAGCATGACCTTACGATGCGTCAGTTGTATTGGCGTCACGACAAAATACATGGTGTAAACGGCATCGGTATCCGTCGTTTTCGCAGAGAGTACCCGCTTACGATCGAGGACGGCTTCGCCATTCACGATGGCAGTTGGTTCGACACGGACTACCTGAACTCTGTTTTGTCTTCTCTTAAGCCGGTTGAGGGTCAGTTGCGGATTTATGAGAGGCCGTACCCTGGATTGAACTATTCAGTTGGTGTAGACCCATCGTGGTGCAATGGTGGCGATTACGCAGTTGCACAGGTTTTAAGTGCAGATGGACGCCAAGTTGCTACTTTGTCTATGAATCAGGGTGGTGAGATCTTGTTTGCACAAAAAGCAGTTGAGCTTGCGATGCACTACAACAAGGCTCGTACCTTGATTGAAGCCAACACTGGTGGTGCTGGTCCCGTTGTGATTCGGGAGTTTCAGAAGGCTGGTCTTCCGTTGTGGCACAAGCCGCCTGCTCCTGGTCAGGCTGCCAGCAGAACGCCAAAGTTTTGGACAACAACCCGTGGAAGCAAGGAAGAGGCGTATGCCCACCTTCGACAGGTTGTGAATGCTGACATTCTTACTTTGAACGATTTATCAACTGTTCAAGAGCTTATGCACATTCGGGAACAGGGCGGCAAAATCGAAGGACAAGATGGTTATCACGACGATCATTCAGATGCGTTAATGCTTGCTGAGTGGAATCGTCGTAAGATGCCACAGTCTAAAGACATTCCAAAAAGAGGGACTAAGCGATACCATGCTCGCAGAAATCCTTTTAATGTTTTGAGCGGAGCGAAAGTATCGTGAAAGAAACAGATCAAATTACATCTAAATTAGTACATGAGTTTGTTCGCTCTCATGACAAGTATTCACGAAACAACCGAAAGGATTGGTCGCTATACAAGCACACCTACATGACTCGCTATTGGGAGTACATGACTGGTGATGACATGCCCAAGCGCAATCGTCGGTTGCGTGAGGTTGAAGTCGAGGTCAACCGCTTGTGGGGTGTGATTACTTCATATCTGTCTGCTCTTTATCCACGAGCAAGCCGTGTTGTTTTGGGTCCAGACCCTGCAGGTAAGGGGGATCCACAAAAAGCTGAACTGGCGATCAACAGGCTTCTTGCAAGTAGAAAAATTCATGAACGTGTCATGTCTGCCCTGCGTCAAGCCTTGTTGTATCCTGGCTCTGGAATCAAGGTTGGATACCACCATGGGCGGGGAAGCTCCCTGGATCGCGTTTGGATGCGTGTAATCCCTATTTGGGAGATGCTGCTGGACAATGAGGTTTCGGATGCTGATGATGAGCGTTTCCGGGGTCATTTGTATTACCGGCCCAAGCATGAGGTCGAAAAAGAATACGGACTCGAAGACATTGCTGGAACTCGTCGAGTAGATTTTCTTTCTGGTGCCGACACTGTTGCTGACAGCAAGAACAATCGACCAAGGTACGATAAGTCTGCTGACGACAATAACTTTGTTCGTGTTCTTGAGTTTTGCAACTTGGTTGACCATTACGTAGACCCAGAAAACCCAGACATTAAGTATGAAGGTCGTCTCGAAATCTACGTTCTTGGTCAGGGCAACGATTCCAAAAAGCCTGTTTACGTTGGGCCATTGCCTTTCGCTCGACATGACGGCGAACCAATGGCTCATATTGTTCCATTGATTTTCAACTATGAGCCTGAATACCCATTGCGTGGTATCGCTCACGTGCGACGATTGATGCCGCAGTTCAAAGAGTTGAACGCCTATCGGTCATACATGGCCATGGCTACCCGAAAAGACACTCGTCAATATGTCACAAGAAAAGGGACATTCAATGCCGAAGAAATGACTTTGCTTACAGAGGGTCATGATGGATTGATCCTTGAGGTGGAGTCGGGTTTCGAGAGACCTTTGGGTGATGCGATTCTGCCCATTCAAAATGCAGCCATATCAAGCAACATTCAAAGCTATGTTCGTGATGTCGAAACAGACATCGAACGGGTGATTGGAACGAGCCCTCAAGCAAGAGGCATCGTTACCAAGGCGACCGCATTCGAAGTTGAAACTGTACAGCAGTACACTGAATCTGAGTTCGGTCTTCACGCCACCATTAAAGACCAATGGTTGTCCAACCTCACAGAGCTTTTGTTGCGTACATTGATTGCCTGTATGCAGGACGACGGAGATAGCTCTGGCGCATATGAGAACCAGGCTATCGATGTGGCTGAGGTCGGAGCAGAGCCGCAAGATACTCAAACTGAGCAAGAGTCGGAACCTGTAGAAGAAACATTCGATAAAGAAAAAATCAAATCCCTTGCTGAAATGGCAGGCATTGATGTCGAGTCGGATGAGTTCAAAGATCTTGCATCTCAGATTACAACCAAGCGAGAGCTTGATGACATGACTCCAGAAGAGTTGAATCTTCTTGGTCATACATTGAGCGGTCGAGCGTTGGACGAAAAGAAAGCAACGGACGAAAAAGAGGCAGCACAGGTCGATGAGGCTTTGGCTAAAAACACCGCTTCACTTCAAGAACCATTGGTTGATGAAGACGTTGTGCCTTCGATGGGTATCGATAAGGTTGGAGACGATTACAAGGTTCAGCAAGAAACCCTGATCTTGAGAGAACGAAGTGAGCAAATCATTGTTACGGTCGAGGATTTGGACGGCGACTTTGAGATCACTTTTGTCGAAGGCGGTCGCACGCCACTCAGCGACAGTGTCATGCAGCAAAACTTGGTTGCTCTCCTACAGCCTTACAGTACGCTTTGGCAGACAGCATCCCAAGGAGGACCAGCAGGAGTCTTCGCCAAAAATTACATGAAGGTTTTGGCAGAGCGATTCGATCTACCTAAAGATCTGCACCCAGAGGAGCTTGACTCAGAACTGGCAATGCAAGAAGAATCCCAAAAATCTAAACCTCAACAACCTGCAGGCCCAGAGGCCCAGGCGGCTCCAGAGGCCCAAGCTGACCCAGAACAACCTGCTGGCCCTGGTGCTGAGCCTCCAGCCGACGCAGATCCTGCAGCAATTATTGCTCAGATCGCTCAAATGCCGCCTGATCAGGCGCTGGCTGCAATGGCTGAGATTTTTGGAGACAACCCAGAAGTCATGCAGATTTTAGAGGAAATCGCTCAATTGCCGCCTGAAGAGCAGACCGAAGCCATTGGTCAAGTATTGGAGGCTGCAAGTGCCAACCTATAGTTACAAATGTAAAAGCTGCGACTTCGAACAAGACTACTCATGCCGGTTTGCGAACAGGCCCGATTCTATCGACTGCTCAAAGTGTGGCGAAAAGTCAAAACGTGTCTTTCGAGTATCAAACGCTCAGTCCAATGATCCACAAAACAGAGCGCCCAAGAAGTCCCGTCGTTCAAACGGCCTCGTAATGCATTTATATATGTGCAAAGATTGCGATCACCAGTTTGATGATCTTACAGATTTTAGTGCTGGACAACATTTTGAAGATCCGCGCCAATGCCCCAAGTGCGATTCTAAAAATTCTAAATGGGTTCCAATGGCTAGAATAGATAGATTTAGTGAACAATTCCCATACTATGATCGCGGTCTTGGTGTAATGTTGACCAGCAAACAGCATCGTCGTGACGTTTGTAAAGCTCGCGGGTTAACTCCTGTAGATGGTGACTGGGATGTTGAAAAAGAATATAGTAAATGGGATGCAAGATTGGATAAAGAAGTAAAAGAATACGACGACTACTGTGATCGGTTAGACAACCATCCAGGATTCAAACAATTTAGAATTCAAAGAGACAAAGGGCTCATTTAGGAGTTTATTATGTACGGAGCGGCAAAAACTTACGAAACGGGACAGCCTATGGCTGAAGATCAGGCTGCTATGCCTCCAGAGGCTGCTGAAGCTCCGCCTGCTGAAGCTGCACCGCCCGCTGATGATACTGAAGCCCAGCTTCAAGATATTGCAGCATCTGCTCCTCCTCCCACTAAACCTTTTTCAGTAAAAGCTTTGAAGACGTTGTTGGATACATTCAATGATACTTTGAAAAAGATTTCCGCTGTTGAAATGCCAATGATTGAATTGGATTTTGAAGGCGAAAAAGGCAAGTTTGATCAACCTCTCCCTGGGGATCTGTTCCTTCCTCTGGTCGCTATTTCTGAGCTTGTGAAAATGGTAGCCGGTGGTGAGTTTGAATCAAAGTATACGTTTGATCCATTTAATATGCTCAACGATACGGATGTTCGTAAAGTTACCGCGTTGTTGAAAATGATGGCTAAAGATAAGAAATTTATTGAGGCTGTAAAAGAGCTTCAAGAAGGTGCTCCAGAAGAAGACGCACCTGAAGGCGATGAAGAAGCACAAATGGCACCTCCACCTGATGATATGGGTGCGGAAGATCAGGTACTTGCAGAAGGAATGCAGTAATATATTTACATTGTTGCGAAAGTATTTTAGAAAATGTTAGGTTTTAGACCATTAGGAGATTTTCGTGTCAGACGAAATGAATGAAAATATTGAGAATGATTTACCGGTAAACGAAGATGTTTCGGCTGGAAGCACAGGTTTGCTTGATGAGCCTGAGCCGAATGCTGTAGATGTTGCTCCACAAGAGACAACAAGTGAAGCAGTCAACTTCAGCAGTTCAGATTCCACTAGTAAAAGTGAAAAGTCTTTTGATCCTTTGTTTTCCGACATTGATGATCAGGAGTTGAGTACTGATGCGTTTTATGAAAACATCAGTGAACAAGACATTAAAGAGTTGCCTACCGTCGCTCGCAGGATGCTTCACAACTTCCGAGTTGCGTATAAAAATCACAAGGGACAACTCGATACCTCTCACCAGACGCGAGTTGAACAGTATCAAAAACGTGAACAACAGATTCAAAGTCTTGAGCGTGATTTTGCACGACGTCAAGCTGAGTTTGCATCAGTTATTGATGACCCACGGATTAAAGAAGCCCTGAAGACTCCAGAAGGTGAGCTTCCTGACTTGATGTCGGAAGAGGGAATTCAAGCGCATATTAATCGAGGAATCGCTGAAGCTGTATCCAGCGTGTTTTCTCCAATGCAGCAAGTTTCAGAGGAGCAGCGCCAACGCAGCCGCTACCTTGATTTTCTTGAAGCGCATCCAGAAATGAAAGACGATGGCTTCAAAAGTCAAGTCGCTGAGGTTGTAGCCAGTCGACGAGACACTGATGCACCTCTTTCAACACAAGATGCATATGAAATTGTTCGTGCTCGAAACATTATGGCAGAACAACGAAAGAAAGCAGAAACTCAACGTCGTGCGCGCGCTGAAGCCGCTCGCCGAGTTCAACGAAGCTCTGTAAGTGGTGCCCCAGGTGCTGCTGAAATTCCCCCTGACGTCAAGAAGCAAGGTGCAGCTTCAATTGCTGCTTGGCTCCAGTCAAACCCCGAAGCTGCAAAAGCCTTTTCAAACAACCGCTAATAGGAGCCTAAAATGGCCACTACTTCCCTGACCATTGGAAACGAACTGCTTTCCACAACTATGCACATCCTCATGAAGGACTTTCGTGACAACGTTCACGAATCAGTTGCTTTTCTCGACGCTCAAGAGCGCGTTCACGGTGCCGGAAAGCCAGTTCAATCTGGTGGATCACGTATCGTTGTGCCTCTCGGCTTCGGTGAGCACTCTTCAACAACTCGTATGCAAACCGGTTTCGAGCGCATTGACCTTAGTGTTGAAGACGTGTTCGTGCCTGCTCAATACGACTGGGGTCACGTTGTTCGCCCTGTTGCTATCTCTTCGGAAGAAGAAATGGTCAACCAAGGTGACTCTGCAATCCTTTCGATTCTTGAAAGCCGCGTAATGATGACTGCAAACGCCCTCAAGCGTGAGTTCGTCAAGCAAATCGTAAACGGTGAGCAAGTTGGATGGGAAGATTGGAACACCCTGAATGGTTTGGATGTCACAAGTGGCGACCATCACGGATTCCTTGAAACTCTTGCTGTCGGAGCGCAAACCAACGAAGTTGGTGGCGTAGACAAGGGTTCGTACACTGGAAAGACTGGTTGGCAAAACCAAATCTTTGATGGTGCCGGATCGTTCAACGCTAACGGCCTTGCTGGTCTCTACGACCTGCTTGTTGAAATCAACGCTGTGTCGCCTTCTGGCGCTCCCAACGTGATTCTTGCTTCCCGCGCTGGCTTCAAGAACCTCAAGCGTGCCCTTCAGGCTCACGAACGCTACGTTGACCAAGCTCAGATTGATGGTGGCCGGATGGTTGAAACCTTCCAAGGCATTCCAATCAACGTTGAGTACAACATGCCAAACGACAAGTCTGGTGGTTCTCTTGCTGATCCAATCAGCTTCTACTTCTTGAACATGAACGACATCTACACCCTTTGGGATCCCAAGGGCTACTTCGACCTCTCGGACTTCGAGACTGTGTCGGGTGAGTACGACGTTCGTGCTGCTAAGCTCCGGTGCCGTGGTCAACTGATCGCCAAGCACCTCGGTTCAAGCGGTGTAGCATTCGACCTGGAAACCTTCTAGGTCATCCTGATTGGGTGGGGGTCGCGGTGATCCCCACCCTATTTCATAGCCATTTAGTCAAAAGAGGGAGGACAACATGGCAATTCACAAGATCGATGGTGTCGACGGCGACAACAATTTTCCTAAGAAGTTTGTGCGACTTCACTGCACCACTGCCACAATCGCAAAGGGTGATTGGGTCATGATTGATGTTGCTGATACCACTAATGGTAGGGGTAACTCTTGTAAGCAAATTACCAGTAATGTTGCTGGTGCTGAGCCTGCTTTTGGTGTTGCAACTGAAACGCTAACCGCAGCAGGTATTCTCAAGGTTCAAACTGCTGGCCTCTATGGTGACGGCACAACTGGCGGTGGTGCTAGAACTGGCGGAAGTGTTACCGCTGGAGCAGTCCTTGCTGCTGGAGACACTGTAGGAGCAGGTTCACCTGGCGCTGCCGGTGCAGTAATGAACTTTGCGGGTGCAACTCACGTATCTGCTGCACCCTGTGGTCTTGCTTTGGTAGCAGATGGCGACGGCGACTACGGTGCCGCCGAGACTACTGTTCTGATTTACGATCAGGGCCTCTTCTAAGCCATATTCGCTACCGGACCTCGGTCCATTCTCGGCTGCTGGGGTATACTACTTCAGCAGCCGTTTTCTTTTTCTGGAGCCCAACGTGAATCTCAAAGAAATCCGCGAAGAAATCAACTCTGCGTTGGACTACAACCCAGACTTAAAGCAATACAGCGACAATGTTGCTCGTGTGGTCAACCGTCACTACTTGCAAATCTCCAGCCAGTATCAATGGCTGTTTATGCAAGAACGTGAAATGCTGCAGTTAAGAGCAGACATCACAGGTGACAGCACAAGCACACTTACTGGATACGGCTCTCATTACGTCAACCTTCCAGAAACCATAGGCGCTGGTGTTAAAAATCTACCGCCTGACATTGTTGGAAAAACACTCGTAAACAATGATGACGGGTCCGAGTATAAAATCACAGCGTTTATTGATTCTCGTAAATTTGTAGTAGACCAACTCTTTCCTCCTGGAACGATTACAAATTGGACGATCGAGTTCGTCAAATACCCAATGCCTCGTGATTGCATCGAAGTATTGGGGATTATGGATCGTGGTAGCAGCACCAAAGAAACGCTTACTTTTTCTGTTGGAAACGATTCTGATTCAACGACAACAACAATGAGCGCACCGAATCGCGGTCGGTTCATGTTTTTGGATTCCAGAAAAGAAGAAAATTTGTATCTAGATCGATCCGATACGGGAGACCCGTTTGTAAGCATCGAAGACATACATGAAAATGTTCGACCTCCCGATCTCCCACCAGAACTTAAAAGAGTAGACACCACTTTTCCGGCTGAGGTGACTCGTCTTCCACACAACAACGAAGAGTACACAATTGAGTACTGTTACACTTTTGTATACGCCGGGATGGAAAGCCCTCCGTCCGAAGTGTTGAGTGTCAAGGTTCCTAAAGCTACAGGAGGATCATCGAGTCCTGTAGTCGTATCTTTAAAGGGTTTTCAACAAACACACGATGTGCGAATTCTTGATTCAGCAGTCGCAACAACCGGATATACCGGACGACTTAAAAAAGTATACCGCAGGTTGATTTTTGATCCTGAAGCTCGCCCTTCAAACTGGAAATATGGTGCTGGTGCTTGGCGTCATTGTGCAACATTGACGGAGATCAGTTCTAATTTTTTGGACAAAGGCGACGAACTTATAAACAACACCGTTGATGAATCAAAAAGAGCAAGTGTCTCAAACGTCGACCCAAGCGGTGAGGTGTTTCGTGTCGATCGCCTCAACGAGTCTGGACCAAGACAATACCTTCGTTTTTGGTATAGCCCCAAAAGCGACTACATGGTTGAAGTGAGGTATCACAAGCGACCATACAGGCTTGTTAAAGACTCAGATTCACCGGAATGGCCCGTTCAGTTTCATCATTACCTTGTCTACGCTTCGCTCAGAGACATTTGTATGCAGCACGGTATGCTCAACCATAGCCAACTGTATGACAGGCGAGCAGCGGAAATGCTGGCTGGAATGAAGGCAAAGTACCTGACCAGGACAGATCGCATGCACATACGTCGCGGCTTCGATCGGGCAATGGCTGATCGTGAACGTTTCGGAATACCGAGTAAATCATGAAAACACAAACATTTGAGGTTGCTCGACTTCGAGGCATCGACAATCGTTGGCGTGTCAGTGCAGATTCTGCCGCTGATATTCAAGAAATGTCGTGGAACGATTACGATGGGTGGAAGACTTCTGGAGCCTACGATTCCATTACACAGTCTAATAATGATTGGACACCAAATGGAACCATCCACTCTATTCATTTCTACAGCCGTCATAATGGTAGGAACAGAGACATTATCTTCGAGGATAGCCTGGGAAACTTGGCAAGACTCAATCCAAGCGGATTCGCCCTGGGTTCAACACCTTATGAATTGCTTAAAGATCAAAATGGAACTGTGGTTGGGTCTTCTGGAAACCCAAGACATGTGCCACCAACATCTGAGGTAAGCAGCCAAAGCATTACCTTCGGTGGACGAATTTACATACTGAACGGACAAAACAGTCCAATCGTTTATGACGGACGTGTCGTTACTCGCTGTGGGTTCTCTCAGATCCCTGCTAAACCTGATGCAAGTGTTGTGTACCGAAAACAACACAATCTTGAAGTTGAGTCGGGCGGCGATGACGGGGATGACACAAGTTATTTTCTTGGGACACGAGTAAAGGGCCAAGGTCTTGGAAGCTTGAATCCAACTGGCTCACGAGTCAAAAAGAAAAAAACAACATCAACAGCCCAAGATGGTGACAAGTATGTGGATGGTAAGCTTTGTGGCTATCAATACCGGGTCACATTTGTAAATAAAAGGGGTCAAGAAGGCCCGATGTCTGATGCCAGCGATATCTGCAGTTTCGAATGCGCGAACGGTAAACGTCGATTTACTCAAATTAATTTGCCCATTGGTGGCGAAGACGTAGTTGCTCGTAGATTGTATCGAACCAGGGATATTTTCGATGGCAATGGAAACCCTATTTCACCTGAGTCTGGTCGTAATTTTTTCTTCTTGAAAGAAATACAAGACAACGAGGCCACTGCTATCGAAGACGGAATCAGTGATTCGAACCTTGGTTCTCTTACTGATCCTGAAGATTTTGGCATTTACCCGAGACAGGGAAAATTCATCACATCGTTCAAGAACACGGTTTTTGTAGCGGGCATGCCAAGCAATCTCATCAAGTACAGCGCAGAAGGCATGCCAGAGGTGTTCCCTCGTGACAATGTTTTCGATATTGGTGACGCTGAATCCGGCGAAATAACCGGCATGTATGCGTCCACAAACGCTTTGATCGTATTTAAAACAAGGGGCATATACCTTGTAAAGGGCGATGCCAGGAATGGCTTCTACGCTCAAACGCTCACTCGTGACATTGGTTGTATTGCTCCGAGAACAATTCAAGATGTCCCAGGGACCGGGTTGGTTTTCCTCGCATCCGATGGAGTGTTTGTTCTAAAGGGCGCGCTCGAAAATACTGGAAGCCCAACGTCTATCGCAAGGCTGAGCACTCCGATTCAAAACATTACCAAGCGTATTGATCAAGTCGGAGGCAAGGCTGCTGTTGGTGTAATCAACAGAAACGATAAGGAATACTTCCTTTTTGTTCCCACCATAGGTGAACTAAATAATCTAGTTTTAGTGTGGCACTACGAAACGGGAGCGTGGAGTCAGCGCAAAAATTACCCAGTCCAATGTGCAGTAGAAACAAAAGACACACGATCCTATGTCTACTTTGGCTCTTGTGACGACACGAAGCCAGGTATCAACGTTCAAAGTAATTTTTACCGAACCAAATACGAACTTGGGTCACAAGCATCGATTGCTAGCGGAGCACCAGCACTGACAACGTCTCTCGATTATCCGATGTACGAAACCAGCCCGCTTTCCTTCGGCAGCGTTTATAAGAACGTTCAGGTTGGATATATCAATTGCTATGCCGTTGCTTACGGGAACGACCCAATGAAGGTTAATTTTAAGATTAACCGATCGGACACTGTTGCTTTGGATGACAATAAGCCAAGAAAACAACAGGACATTAATGAGCTTTTACCAGTCTATGGTGAGGCCAGGTTTGACAAAGACACTTGGGGATTTCATCGTCCCGTAATTCTTCGATATGATGTCAGCCACATGCACAAATCTGTAACCAGTGAGTTTTCGGTTCAGTTCAAGCAAGATGAAAACAACGTCAACCCGAATCGAATGATGGTTGTTGGCTATAGCGTTGACTTGAAGCTTGGCGAGCAAAGAAATATTCGTCCTCTTACGGATGTGCTTACATCGGACAAGAGGTAATCGTGGCAATCAAGTTTCCCAAAAAACGTCCAGAAAAGAACGAAGTTATTCATCCTGATGATTTAATAGAAAACATCGGTGAATTTATCAATGAAATCAATGGCAATTTGGATTCTGACAACTTCAAAGAGCCAATTCATCAAGATCATTTTGTAGATAACGCTTTAACTGAAATTCATACTTTTCGTCAGGATGCTCCATTTTTTAACTGCTCCCATACTACAACTTCATACATAAAAACTGATTCGGAAAACAGGAAGTTGGCCGGTGTTGAGATTGATGCGCCGACTGATGGATGGGGAATTATTGATTTCAATGTGACGTTTAAATGGGATGGTAATGGCCTTATTTCTGAAGAAATGGCCAAAGACGTTCATGCATCTCATTGTTTTAGTAATGATGGCGATACGCCTTTTCATGGATACATAAACGGAACAGGACTTGCACGTATCGACATGCCAGCGGGCGGTTGGATGGGTATCTGTGGCAGTGACGGGTTGTTAAATCCTGGCGATTACCCAAGTTTTACATCTAATATCAAAGATGGTTTCGGTGTTCGTATGGGTGGTGTATCTGCTGGAAACTTCCCGATGGGTCAATGGTCAGATCTTCCCACTGACATGTATGTTGCTCAGTTTAGAATCACGATCAACGGAAATGTTGTTTCTGAGTCTGGGTATCTGTTCAACGGAAACTGGAGAAATTCTTTGTATTTATGCGGTGTGACGCCAATCGTCGCAGGTCGAAATGCCATCGACGTGGAAGTGCGAACATTTAGCGCGTTGAAATTAAAAACAAGCAGAGCGGGAGTTGGCGCTCGTGATAAAGATGATCTTCGGGGAGAGAAATTTTCATTCCAAATCGATTCATCAGAATTTCATCCAACCCCACTGCCAGAAGTTAAAAAGAACTCTTTGGATATTAAAGATTCGACTGGTTTTTATCATAAAGGCGACGGAGCTAAAATGGACTCTGGAATATCTTGTACAGTCACCAGTAGAAACCTTTTAGTGCAATTTAGGAAACGATAATGGGTAGAATTAAAATTCCAGAGATAAAGTCCGGCGATTCATTAAGCTCATCTAAATTCAATGAAATAAATTCTGCGTTGATTGATTTTAAGGTAGAAGGATCGAATATTGCTGAAGAAGGAATCAATCAAACTAAAGTAAAAAGTGAAACAGTATTTAGTAATATTACATCATCTAAACATTCATCTGATCAAAGTTTCACCCAAACTACGTCATCGCTTGCAAGAATAGACCTATCTTCAGAGTTGACCTCGGACAGCTTATCCAAAAAATCAATCACTACAATTTCAGATGCTTTTTTGGAAAAAGAGCAGTTGATTTGCAGGGCCAGTGCTCGTGTTTTTATGGCCGATTATGGTTCCAGAACTTTTTATGCCGGAATTCCGCCAACAATCTGCGTACAGCTAATCTATTCGTTTGATAGCTCCCCTACGGAATCCAGCACATGGTTTTACGCAACAGGAACCAAACAACTGTTTTCTGTCGCATTTAGTTCAAAAATACCAAGCGATTCTGGTGGCGATAGTCTTTTATATTATAGGTATCCTGGCAGCCCATTTGCACCAGGCGGGACGTATAAGTTCAGCTATAGAACCCATAAAAAAAGGTACGACCTCCTGACGAGAGGCGATCATGTTGACCGCCCTACAACTTACGCATACCGTCCAGTTGAGTCCGATTACTCTGTAGCATCAAATGAAAACATGTTTTTCGAGTATGACTTTTCATACACCACTGGTTGGAGCCTTAAGTACGAAGACGTCATCGCGTATGCTCCGATCAACCAAGTCACGTTCGCACTCGCTGTTGGCACTCATGATAAGTCAGGCAATCATCCAAGTGCTGGGTATGACGACTTTGGTACTTGGGATAAGCCAGCAAAAGGTGCAAGAACCGTTAAATTTAAAGATTGCAAACTGAAAAATTGTAACGTTCATGTTTACAAGGTGAAAAAGTAATGCCTGTAAATCCATCAATATTCAAAGATGTTGCACCTTCTGACACCATTGAGGCTGAAGATGTAAGAGATCGCATCAACGAATTGCAGCGATTCGTAAATGGTCAGATCGAAGATTCTGATTTTCCAGTGACTGACAAGGGAAGGGTTCCGGTTGTAGAAACGTCTCACATTTTTAAACCTGAATTTTTTGGTTCGCCATCGCCCAGCGTGAACGGTGTGAGTTCAGACACCATTTATCGTCGTCGCAGTGGCAATAAACTGGACCGATACTATCGACATGAAGGGATCGGCTCAGGCGAAACAAATTTGACGACATACAATGATTCCGATCATACTGCTTGGCAGCCTATCGAAGGGATGTCCTCCACCGTTTACGTTCATGAAAAGTCATCCACAGAGCGACCATTTTGTTTGGTCATGGGTAACTTCTATGCGTTTGAAAGCGGTGGTGATGTGGGAACCCCAAGAGGAACCATCAGGAGACTTGGACGCTCGACTGCAAAGGGTTCTGCGGAAGAGTCTAAATCAGGGTATGTGCGATGCGCCCAAGCCAGCAGGTTTGTTGCTGTGTTCGCTCTTTTCATTGATAAAATGGACGGGAATGGTCCACAGATTCAAAAATCAACACGAAGGGTGATTTACGGAACAGGCGGCGGCAGATACCGTTGTCGAAGAATGAATCATTCATTTTGTGATTCACTTGAGCTTTCAGAAGGTGAAAACAAGATTTCATACCGTTGTTGGTATAGACTAAGAAAACCAGACGATAAACGAGCTAAACATCTATATATTGATGCCAGAAACTTTGTGGTTGATGTACTCTATAGGTAATAAGAATATTTAGAGGATTTGATGGGAAAAGAGGCTGAAAGAAATCTCGGGGTCGCAGCACAAACAGCAAGCATGGCTGCTGCTGGTGCGACTTTGGGTCCAGTAGGCGCTGCTGCCGGTGCTGTGGTTGGATTTACGCTGGGAATGTTCGGTAAAAAAGCCGAAAAAGATGCCGAAAAAGAAGCCCGTCAACTGGCAAAAAAACAAGCAGAGCGAGAGCGGAAAGCTGTAAAGGCAGCCCAAATTGCCCAACGAAGGCAAGATGCCCAGGCCAAAGAGGACAGAGATCGAGCATTCAAAGATCAATCAGGGCCAAGGGGGCCCGTCGTTCTTTCAGAAGATCAGTTGCTTGCGTCGTCGATGAGTGCAGGACCAGGAACGCCGTATGACCAGTACATGGGTGCGACTTACGGAAGACCATTCGCAGTATAGAGGTTGAATATGTCGCTTACAGATGAACAGAGAGAAGCATTGCTTCAACAGTCCCTGTATACAGAGGGAATCGATGACAAGCGAATCCTCGCAGGGTTCGGTGCTGATGCCACACAAGCATTGTTTGGAAGAGCAGCCGAAATGGTTGAGTTTTCTGCCGATCCTGGAGAGCGTAGCCGGTATAGAGAGTTGCGTCGTGGTCTAGATCCAGAAAGGGCTAAACGCCGTGAGGCTGCTGTTGAGGCTGCCGCATTGGAGGCTTCTCGTCGCCAAGCAGAACTTGTACGACAACTTCCTTCAAAAGTGGACCCAACCAAGGCTGCTGGTTTGATTCAGCGTCTTGAAGGCAGCGAAACACAGGCCCAAAAAGCTCGTCTGGATGCACAAACACAAGCTGACAAAGCCGAAGCAGAAGAAAATCTTCAGCGTACAGAAGAGCTTTCAAGGCTTGAAAAAGCGCAAGGGGCAAGAAAAAAAGGAAGACGCATGGCAAACCTTAAAGCCATGGGAACCATTGTTGGTGCGGGCTTCAAGGGTCTCGCCGCAAGAAAACCAAAAACATATGAGCGTAAACTCGAAGACCGGGCGCGTCGCCAAGAGGGTCGTGAGGAAAAGCTCGATCAAAAAGAAAGAGAAACGTTCGCGAAAGGCATTGATCTTGCATCCGAAGGAAAAACAGGCCGTGCTGAGCGAAAAATGGGTCGTTCATTTGAAATTGACGAGCGACGAAGGAAAAAAGAAGCTCAATTTGGAGAGACAACTAAACAGCTTGCTGATCTCAGAGCAGCAGAGGCCACCAAACAAAGAGAACGGCTTGCCCTGCAACGACAAAGCTCACCATATGCATTTGGAACCTACATGGCAGACACTGTCGGTGGCGTGAAGCCATTTGATCCAGAAGCCGTCAAGAGGTAGTGAGATGCCATGGCGCAATGGCCGGTATGTGCCAAAAGAATCCACTGTGCCTCTTCGGCCAGATATAGATCGAAACACTGTATCCAACATTGTTAGAAACAAGGTTTCCTCATTTTCACTGGAATCGAGAAACTTCGACGACAATCTGTTTGATTCGACGCTGATCAATCGACTCTTCGTGGCCGGTTCATTTACGGCATCGTTTTTGTCTCGGGTAATTGGTGCGTCAACGTTTTCGGCAAAGAGCGGGCTACGGAAGCTTTTTGAGTCCGGCTTTGTCAATTCGTCAATGATTGAAGATGGCTCAATAACCGGAGCAAAGATAACCAATCCAATCAAGATTGCTTTGATTGATGGTGGTTCTGCTGGTGCTCATACGGTTTCTGGTATTACGACTAGAGATGAGTTGATAGCAGTCTTTGAACAAAACGGTACTTCTGGTATCTTAACCAACCTAAGTACTGAGTTTTCCATTAAGAAAGCGGATACAATCGATAACACAGGCGGCACTGCTACAAGCAGTGACAAGCTTTTAGTTTTTTACCTTAGCAAGTAGCGAGATTACAATGGCTGATTTGAGTTGGACCACATCATGGAATGAATCATTTAGGTCGTCTGCATCTACTCAAATTAAATCTTTTGATCAAGATTATAAAGAGATACGTGGCATTGTTGATAAGCTCGACAAAGAAATTGCATACATTGATCGACTTATGGCTAGATCCTCATATTCACGAGCAAGCTCACGTTCTAGAATTGGATTTGATAGACTTCCACAGTTGTATAATACTTTTAGCAAAAGAAAGGAAAAAAACGACAAGCTTATTGAAAGCGATAAAAAATCAATCAAAAAGCAGCTCGATGAAAAACTTCGAAAAACGGAAGAGGTTGAAAGAGATGCAAATGTTGCCAATGAAGTTGTAAATAAATTTATAAAAAAAACATCAGGGCCAGTTTCAGAAAAGGTATTATCTGACGAGTTACGCGATTTAATTAGATATTTAAATAATCCAAAAAAGGTTCCTTTAAAAAATCCCTTACAAAATCAGGCCAAATTGATTATTTTTGCAAGAATTGCAAATGAATTTAAGGGCCAACCAGACAATCCACATTCTGTTGAAATTATTAACCGAATGAACACAGAAGGAAAAAAGTTCGTTGAAACGAATAACCCTAATGTGCCGACAGATGATTTTGATGTTTCAGAGTATGTAAGAATTAATTTTCCTCAATTCGAATCAAAAAACCCAAGTGCTGCTGATGTCGAACAATTAGAAGTTACAGATGATGAAGTTGAAAAAATTCTGAATGATGAACGTCGGCAGATCGAGATTTTGGGACGGAAGGTCAGCGAAAGCGATCCTTTGTTGCAATCTAAAATAGACATTATTGAGCGAAAGATTTTCGAGCGGTTGGGTGCGACGGCTGATGGAGTTGAGCCTCCCGCAATCACAGATACACAGCAAGAAAAACAACAGTTCCTGAATCAGTTGGTGCCTGACGGATACGTCATTGATGAAAATGATCAAATCACGGTAAATCCAAACGCAACAGAGGAAACCCAAAAGGAAGCTGCCAAAAAAATGGCTCTTGAGCCAGGTGGGTCCAAACCATATCGAGCTTTGGCTGAAATAGGTCGTGGGGTGGGGGTCCAGTCATCCCGCGATACACGAACTGAACAGAGGTTGTCGAGTCGTCGCAAACAGCTTGAGGAACGACGCGATAAAGCGATCGATTCTTTTGCTAAAAGCCGAAAGTTGAACAGACAAGAGTTGGGGCTGCTGGACCATTCAATATTGCGAGTAACTGGCTTTAGAGAGGCTGTAGGGCTGTATGACGGGCTACCTGCTGCAGCGCCAGTACAGGCCGCTCCAGAGGCCGTAGAGGCTGTTCCAGAGGCGGCTCCAGTTGCGCCTGAAGAGGTTGATCAAAATATTGACACAACAGGAGTTCCCGTTGTTCCGGCAGTCGTAAACCGTTTGACCAAAGCAATTAACAGAGCAAAGTCTGCGACTAATGAAGATCAAGCTGCAATGGATGCGGAGTTGACAAATGTTGTCGAGAATTTCTTTTCACTTCCCGAAGACGTAAAAGACAAATTTCCTGAAACGTTTGTATCAGCGGCTTCCGAATATATTCAGCCACAAGAAGGAAAATCGGGAAGCTTGACCGAAAGGCGGATGAATCTTGTCAACGCCCTGCCAAGCCTAAATGATACGGCAATCGTTACTCAGACAATTGGTGAGTACGTTCATAGAGTCAAAGATACTGACGGCGATACTATTCAAAAAGCTGCTAATTTGGTTCAGTTTTTGGATCACAATGATTCACTTGGAGACCAATCAGCAGGTGATGAAAGGCGAGGATTTTCCGTTCGATATAGTCCGATTGGAAATGTTGCTTCCGATTTTTTAAATGAAATGAATCTTGGGGAAGATGTTGACGCCAGCAATTTGAATGACATTTTCAATAGATCCCAAGCTTTGTCTCAACAAGAGCGACCAGAATTTTTTGATACGAACCGGTATGGCAGATACGCTTCCATCGATGACTTCGTGAGACGTATGGATGCTGGCAGGGGCGAAAGGGTTGCTCCTCCATCAGAACCCGAAGTTGACGATTCTAAGTTGCCTGACAATCCTTTTCCAAAGGGCAGCCGTAAGGCTCGTGAATTCGATAGGATTGCTAAAGAGTATGATGATAAAACTGCTGCTGAAGCATTTGCAGAATCTATGCTCCAAGAAGATGATGATGATGACGTTCTGGAAGTCGAACTTCCCGAACCAATAGAAGCTGAGCAATTTAAAGCGGACTACTTGGCGGAGGCTCGTCGTCAGCAAATTGAAGGGGAGCAGCTACAAGATCCTGACGGCATCGCAGAAATGAAGGCAGAAGATGATGAACGCAAGGCTAGAAGTGAGCGACCAGCGATTATAGGAACCGATGACACTCCTGCGGATCGAGTTCTGAGAGATAGCTTGGCCGACACCCCAGCCCCGACTGTGGGTGAAACACCCTCTTCTGATCAAGAAATATTGTCAGACGAAGACAAGCGAAAAATGGACATTGCCGCTCACGATGCACGTCCTGGTCAGGCTCCACACGGAACTGTATTTCCAGCTTCTGCTGCGTCAACTGTTACGCCTGTTGAAACAATTGCTCCTGAAGGTGAGCAAGTTTCTGAAGAGGAAATGCCACCAGCACAAATACAAAAACTCGATGAGGTCATTGCAGGGGCAGAACAACCACCAACCCCAGAAGACCAACCAGCTTTGGTTGATGGACAAGAGGTTCCTGTCGAATATGCAAAACCTGGGCCTGGACCATCTTCTGGCACATTTATAGATGGCGCACCTGTTGCTCCAACGTTGACTCCAGATCAACAACTTCAGCAAGCAATGCGAGATCTGCCGACTGGTACGACACCTCGTATCGGTTCAGAGACCATCGAAGAAGAACGTAAGCGACAACATAAAGAAAGGAAGGAAACAGAGGAGTTTCTGAAAAGACAAGGAGAAGTAACTTTGGTTAAAGCAATTCAATCTGTCATGGAACAGGCCAAAACTGATCCTGACGGTGCGATGAAAAATTTAGAATATCTTGGTCGAACTTTTGAGCTTTCACCTGAAAGAATCGAAAAAATAAAGAACTCTGTTTTCCCTAAGAAAGCATCAGAAGCATCAAAACCGAAAGGCACACCTAAGTTTGCTGCACCAGTGAAGCGTGACGGGGGAATGATTACCTCAGCAGCGACACAACGTGGTGGCAGGGCGCATGAGGGTTTGGATTTGCGCGCTCGCATCGGTGATGAGGTTTTTGCGATTGCCGATGGAACAATCATTGCTGTTAACAATGATGAAACTGCGGGTGGTCACATTGCCAATACGATTGATGAAGAGGGCAATTTCATTGGGACTGGTCCAGGTAAGTATGTATACATTCTTCATGATGATGGACGGGTAACGAAATCAATGCATCTAAGTGCAGCGAAGTTTAGTCCTGGAGATAAAGTGAAAGCAGGTGATGTCATCGGCCTCGCAGGAAATACTGGAGGCTCAAAAGGTCCGCACCTTCATCTCGAAGTTCATATCCCTGATGAGGGAGGCAAATCAGTTGTGGGTACTGAAGGAAAATTCGTTGTTGGAGACCTTCTCGCTGAGTATCCATCTGTATTCAAAAACTTCAAGATGAAAGGCAGTGGAGATATTACAATCGATAATATTCCTGAACTCAGAACAAGGCTCGGTATGGAGCCTGTGCAGGTTATGATTACAGAACCGTAAATATTTAGCTTGAAGGTGGTTCCAAAGTGGCAGAAAAAGACGAAGTCAATTTTGATGAATTGGAGCCAGATCCCATTGCTGAAGCGGAACCTGCTGATCCAGATGATGTTGCTGTTGAACCAACATTAGATCCTGTCGAACCAATATTTGGTCGTGGCGGTCTTCTTAAAATTAAAAATGATACATACGACGTATATAAAGACGAGATTCGCAACGAACAGATGTTTCTCGACTTTAATGTTCCAGACTCTGTAAAGATCAAAGGTGATGAGGCTGTAGAGCAGTGGTATGAAGACAACCCGCTGGATCAGGAAAAACTCGACAAAAAAGTTGATGAAATAATTGGTGATCGTGGCGTTATTGTCGGAGATCAACCCGATGAAGGTTTGATGTCTTTACTGGTCGGAAACACCTACGTTTCTGCCTTTAGTCGTGTTCACTCTCAGTTCGGAACGATTCCGACGTACCAAGCTGCAGCAGCAGAGGCGCGAAAAGATCAGGGTAAAAGTCTTTACAATAGGGCTTACCATGTAATCACTGAAGCTCCGCCTGAAACGCTGAACATAAGCCCTGAAATGACTTTCAAAATGGGGCTTACGGACAGAGAAGGCAACATCATCGAGGACACTCGTGACAAAGAACTTTTAGGCGTCAAGATTACAAATGAGCGCTTGAAAATGCTTACTGCTGCTACTACCACCGTGGGTACTGGTCTGGGTGCGTATGGAGGGTTGGCTGCTGGTGGTCCTGTAGGAGTTGTCGGCGGCGCTTTGTTGATGGGTATGACTGGATTGGGTCTCGGCGCAGGCGGGAGCGCAATTATTTCTGGTTTGGCCGATGTACCAGATGAGTACAGTAGGCTCGATTACCTGACTGACCTTGCTAAACGTGGATACACAAATTTTGGTTTGTATGATGATTTTGTAGACGCTTATGTTCTTGGTTCTGAAGAAATTAGAAATGCCCTGGTGACTAATGTTGTTGAGACTGCAAATGCTTTGAACATCAAAGATGCAGTCAAAATGATGGACAAGTACGGCATCACCAATTTTGAAGAGCTTCAAAAGCAAACAAAACAATCTGTTGAAGCTCACGAAGAGCAACTAAAAAACAGAACCTACGAACTGACAGATATGGCTGTAGATTTTATGCAGGTTGCTACAGCAGGGGCACTCGCTCCATCTCTTTTTATGGGAACAAACAAGTGGATTCAAGACGCTTTTTTGCTCGATTTGGCGGACATTAAAGCTCAAATTCTAGCGAATCCAGAATATCAAGAAGCTCGGTCCCGTGTTCGCAAAGAAAGCCTCGTTCAGAAAAAATACGACCTTGATGTAAAGTCGAGAAAACAGAAACCATCACAACCGGACAGGTTTCTGATCACGCCTTACGAAATGTACCGTGATGGCCAATTGAACGAAAAAGAGAAAAATAAAATAGTTCAAGAAGAGCTATTGAATATTTCTTTCAATGAACTCGCTCCAGACCTTCGAAAAGAACAGCCTGATTTGGATTTATTCAAACAGATTGCTTCAATGGTCCCGAAAGATCATCGTTTGTTGACGGCGGACATTGAACCGGCCTTGCCAATGGCTATTCAAGCCGTTCACATGGGCATGAGTGATGATCAGATACAATCATATTTGAACACGATTCCATTCGGTATATTTGCCACTCAGTATCTGTTTGAAGAAGTTACTGAAAAGTCTTTGCCTACTCAAAAAGAGTTGGATGAATGGGCGTCATCTGTTGTTGTAGAGCTTGAAAAAAGAGGCTCGAAAGGCTCAAAGAAACTTGAACGTCAAGCGTTTAGTTTATTTACAGAGATGGAAAATGATCCTAAGCTTGGCGTATATTTTAAACGTTCATTCATTGGAGAAATTCTAAACTGGGCTGGTGTGGCTACAACTGCTGCTGCAGAAGCTGAGTTGAGTATTTCTGATGGATGGGTGGCAAAAATTGCCTCTGTCCCAGGAACAGATCAAGGCCGTGCCATATTGTTGAAAAAGCTGGGGCTTCCAAATGGTATTTATTTACCTACCCCCGCTGGCTTGGATCGAATGTTGAACCTTGGTATTCGACATGCAGATGATAACTTTATCACTCGATTTGATGCTCGAATGGATGCTGCGTTGGGCGGGTTTCAGGTTGGCTACGCAGAAGTGGCAGCGGCATTAGGGTATCGTCCTGACAGCATTCAATACAATCTGCTTCAAAACCTGGGCATGTTTATGGACATGTTTCTCAACTTGGAGCGCCGTGTAATTAAAGTTAGCGGAATGGCTGGTCGAACAGTTTACAACAGCAAAGGTGCTGTTCAGCAGTTCTTTGATTCTCAAGGCTCAAACAGCACTCGGTTCAAACTGGCTAAACAAGCTTTGTTTGAAGGGGTTGTTGAAAACAGTTCTGTAGATCCACTTGTTCGAGTAAACTCTTTGATCGAAGCCGGTTTGCATCATCAAAAAAACAAGGGCATTCGAATATTTCAACAACTTACGGAAGCTGAACGAGAACTTGTTCGTCGTGTTTTGTTGTTAGCTGACCGTGAACCTGAAAAATACATTGCGTCAGATGTACTATCATCAAACGATATTTCTGCAGTTCGCAAAGTCACTCAAAGCTTAATCGAAGAATTAGGGACCAGTGAGGTCGCAGTTTTCAGATCCTCTGGAGCGTATAAACGAATTGATCGTCAAGTTCAAAATTTGGTGAACTCAGGTGCGATTGATGTTGATGACAAAATGCGATTCATGGCAATGGTTGAATACCAGGCGTTTAAAATTGCTGACGCTGTGGATACACCGTTTGCGAACGCAGTAGAAGTCATTCAGAACTTAGCTGTTACCAGAAACAGGCCAATAAAGCGCACAGCCCCTCGTACAGGTGAACAGCCTGTTAATCCTGATCGAGTCACAGACGCAGATGGTGGAACCATTGTTCTAAGGCTGGAAGATCCAAACCCTGACCCCGACATTCGTCTTGCCCGTAAAAACAACAAAACTGTTGGATACTTTGAGTACACGCCAGCTACACGACGATCAATAATCAATTTTTTCCAAGATGGTGACGTTGATGTTTTGTGGCAAGCAAATGGCCACATGATGTCCACTCTGATGGGATACGAGTGGAATGCAAAAATCAATCGCTTTTTCGATCATAATGTAGATAGCAATGGTGTTCGGCGTCTCACTGACCTCGGTCATGAGCAGTTTGCAGAAGCTTGGAGAATGTATCGTCGAATCAAAGATGCAAAGAATGGTGCTCTTAGAAGATTATTCGATGAGTTGTGGATTGCCCTGCAGAACTTCTATAGTTCTCTTCGACGAAAGAACGGATTGCTTCCGAAAGAAGTTCGTGAGTATTGGGATCTAGAATTTGGAACGCTTCCATCTGATCGTCGATACGTGGATGCTTTGACAAACGCTGCCGTCCGAAAGCGCCCATACGCTATTTTTGTTGACGAAGACGTAAGGGAGCAAGTTCGTCAAAGCCGACCCGCGAAACTTGCTCGTGAAGAGACTGCGAAAGAGCCATCGATGGATTCGAAAGTGATTCATCAATATTTGGGCGACAAGTTTGAAGTTCGAGTCGATGTATCAACAGACCCTGTGACTGGAAAGACAGTCCGAACTCCTCGTCGCGTATATGCTGATACAACCGATGATGCGATTGACGTGCTTATCAAGGCAATCGCTTATGTGAAGACAGCCAAATACCGCAAAGAGATTTCGAGCAGGAAGACCTCAATTATCGGAACAGGCAAGTACATTGTTCCTGTGAATAGGCTCAAGCCAATCCTGGAGTCTGTGAAGGAACGGCTTACTGAAGCCCTTGGTGGCCTACCAGGAGAGCTTGCAAGGCGACTGAGGCAGCGCGGTCAAGACGGATTTGTAGACCGCAGCAATTTGCCCCCATCTGTACGACGCTCCGATTTGGTTGATTTCGATGACCGGCAACGTATGCAGTCTCCTGGACCTCGCGCTTTAGTCGATAGAGAGATTAAAAAAACCGAGTTTTATGTATTGTCGGACAGTGAGGTAGCGGGCCTTAAAACTTTGTTGCAGGAAATATCTAAAAACCCTGCGGCAGATCAAATCCCGTTTGGTTTGATTGATCCAGACGCGAACTTGAGAATTTTGTCCTACCGAGAGTTCGATTTAATTCACAAGGTCATGCAGGACATTGAAGCTGGTCCGCTGAATCGCGCAAGCCGAAACACAATGAATCCTGGATTGGCTCGTCGATTGGGAATTTATCTTTCTTCTAAAGAGGCCACTAAAGAAATTGGTCAACGTATTCAAGATTTATCCAATTTTTTTAGCAGGGAAAAACTTAGATTTAATACGAAAAATGCTAATCCTGAACTTGTTGATTCAGTAGAAAAACACATTCGATTGGTTGGTAAAATAGAAGAGGATTTGGTTGATGCGATTGATTCGGCAAGAAAAAATGGTGCTGAATACTTCATTGATTTCTACCAAAATCAAATTTCTCTTTTAATTCCTCTTGTGGCTCTTACTAAAGTCGACAAGTTGTTTGAGCTTGTTGATGCATTTAATAAGTATCGATCTCTTGTTGATGCGGACATTTTAGCTGCTCAACGTGCTGTACAACAGACTCAGGGCGCGCAAGCCAGAGTAGTTCCTAAGTTAGTTACATCTGGAGGCGGCACTTTAGATGTTGATTTTATTCTTAAAAATCTAAATGAAATTCAAGATGTACTCGATGGTTATTATGGAATGACCAAGCTCGAAAGAGCTGCGGTAACTGTTCTTCGAACACTCAAGCAAAAGGGTGTAAAAACAGGCGCAATAACAGATACCGATCGATTAATTTTTGCTGATGCTCTACAAGTGTTGCATTTAGGTCTGCTTGAAAAGCATAAGTTTGTTCAAAACACTGCATTGGATGTATTTAAAATTGCAATGGGTGTTGATGGCCAAACGATTAATTGGAACTTTTCAAACGAACAGCTTTTAACAATATATAAGTCTTATTATGAAGGCGATTTGTTGACGCTGTATCAAATGGGAACAACAAAATCGTTGATTCCACTTTCTCCAGATGCCGGTAAAAAGTTGTTTGGAAACGTTTCCACACAAGAAAACGATGCAATTGCTTTGCTCACCAACGTTTTGGTTTATGGAAAAGTTTCAGAGTTGCGGAAAGGTTTAGCAAGAGAGCTTGCAAATAAAGGCTACCGCTTAAACCGTAGAGAATTGTTTCAAGATCTTGCTCAGTCTGCTGATCTTGCTGAAGTTCCAAACTTAGATCGTCAACGATATATTGAACGAGTCGTATTTTACATTGATGAAGAACTGTCGTTTCAAGATAAAGTCATCATTCAACGTGGTACACAATCGAAGCCAAGAGAAGTTTTAGACACACCAGCTAAGCCTCCAAAAGACATGTATGGGGTTGCTGAGGCCCAGCCTTCTCATAAAAATCATCCCGATACGGACATCATTACAGAAATGGACAAAGCCGCTAAACTTGAGGCTTCACGAATCCTGGATGATTTGGGTATCAGACGAGAGCTTGGAACTTTTAGCATTCTTGATTTGGGCGATGAGACTTTGCTTCTTCCCGAAAGCTTAATTTTAGCTTTGGAAGAATCAATGGTTGATTTGTATCAATCACCATTTAGACTCAAAAGAAACTTCGGAAAAACTGGAACAATTGAGTATGCTCTTCTTGATGATGATGTCAGTGTTCCAATAGAAATTAAACGCTCATTTATTGATAACGCAAAACGTATTTACGAAGTAAGTCCACTTAATCCAAGAGTCTTTTATGGTGGTCTTCTGATCGGAAGCGGTGGCGTTCCGATGGTTCCTTATTTGTACAGCGTATACATCGGTACTGTGAGTCACATTCAACTCGGTCAAGGGCTTTTGGCTGCTGCCGATGATTTCGCATCTTTCCCTAAAATAGCCACTGAAGCAGTCAATTCGTACAACAGCACTAAAGAAATCAACTTTGTAGCTGGTGTTATGGCTAGAACGTTTGGTGATGGTCAACACAGGCCACCGACGAAGCCATATGTTTTCAAAGATGGACGAATCCTAACTGCAGACGCGATGCACAAAATGATCATTGACGAGGGAGTAAAGGGCTCATTTGTTGGAACCCTTAAGAACGTCGACATTCATGATCGAATCTTAGAAGCATTTTCCAAATCGAACCCTTGGGTTGGTGGGTCGGTTATCGGTGGAACGATTGGTGGTATCTTGGGCTTGATAACCGGAGGGCCTGCTGGTGCGGCTATCGGGGCCTCTGCAGGCGCTGCTTCAGGCGGAATCACTCTTGGTACTATTCTAAAACCAGGAAATAAAATCACTCGCTTGCACCGCTCTTATGCAGAGACGGCAACCGCCATCGATACGTATTTCCGTATTCGGATCATGCTTCGTGAATTGGAAAAAGGCTCGTCTCCTCAAGAAGCAGCCAAACGGACTCGCACAATAGCACTAGACTATTCCGACCTGGGTGAGTTTGAAAAGCAAAACATGAAAGGGTTTTTCGCTTTCTATACGTACTTCAGACAAGCATCAAAACTGTTTGTGAAGTCGTTGATTAGAAATCCAGATCGAGTGTTGACTCAACTAAAAATCATTCGTGCATCACAATTGTCTGTGACGGATTTGGAAGACCCGGATCGAGTGCTTCCATCTTATGAAAGAACAAGATTATACGTTCCATGGAAATTAAACAATCACGCTATACGCTTCCCTTTTCTGATTGGTCCAGACGTAATTAGCTTGCTTTCTGATATTTTAAATTCAATACCGTTTGTTGCAGGTGAGGAACAAGCTCGAAAATCCAGAATGGCGCTTCTTGCGCGAGCAAACCCACTGCTTTTGGAAGCAATCTACAAGCCGACGACAGGATTGGATCCTGGTAGAGGGTTTCCGCTTGAGCGCGCTACAAATCAAGTTCCTTCTCTGATTGTACAATTAGATCATGATATTTTCGGTGGTGTTTTGCACGATTATTTGGACATACACCTTGTTCCAGAAAGTGATTTGAAATTCACATATGATCAAAAGACTGGAAGAAGACTAAACATTAGAAACATAGAAATGCCTGGTAGAGGAATCTACATTTCAACAAAGCCGCTGGCTGCAAGTTTCTTGTTTGACTATGTTCAGTATCCAGTCACCGGTCGTATGCTTGGACTTATTGAGGCTCTTGATCGTTCTAATATTGGATTGACTGAGGCCATAGTGAAGGCTGCAGACGCATATTATCAAGCTGACAAAGAAAGGCCTTTGTTGGCTCGTGTTCCCGGCCTCGTTGAACTTGGGGTGGTAAAGCCAACGAGAGACTTTACGTATACTGTTTCGAAGCGCCCCGGTGAAGCCCCAACCTCTGTTCGAATGTATAGACCAACAGATCAACCAGGAGTATCACAAGAAATGGTGTCCGAAGCGCCAGGTGTGAAAGGTCACCTGGATACGGCAACTGCACACAGAACCATGAGAGAAGATTACAGCTTTGAAAGCTTTGATGGTGTAGAGTACAAGCTGAGATACAAAGACTTTTATCCTCTATATTTGTTGAGGTTCTTGGGCTCTTCAGCGACATATATTGATAAAAAGGCCGAAAGAGAAACAGCGCGCAAACTTAAACAACAAATCAAACAGTTGAAAAGAGGTGAATAGTTCTCTATTGTAAGCTCATATTGGTTTCATCATGTTATCCTTAAAACGAATTCCACTTCCCCTTCCCTAATGGAGTAAATCATGTCCCAAATTCCCGCAATGACCGGTGGCCGTCGCCTTGAGCACGACATCCCCACAGAAGGTGACCTTCAACTTGAGCCCGGAAAGGGAATCAAGGCTCGTGGTCAAACCGCTTTGCTGACGCTTCTGTCTGGCGCTACAAACCTCCTTTCCTTCAAGAGTGAAGCTATTACTATGGCTGCGGCTCACACCTTGTTGGTGACAGGCACGGCGGCTTCCAACCAAACCAAGATCACTTCAAACTTTTTGATTGTTGATCCTACTGGTAACAGGAACTTAGATCTTCCGGCTGAAGCTCTTTGCACTGGACTCCTTCTTCTCATTATGAACAATGCCACCGCAAGTTCTTCTGAGACTATTACGCTCCGAAATGACGCTGGTGACACAATCCTTACTATTGACGAAGCCGAGACTGGTTTGGCCTTTTGCGACGGAACCACTTGGCGTGGACTTGTTGGCGCCAACACCTGATCCTGAACCCTTGATTTGAGGGGGGCTTAGGCCCCCTTCTCTCAACCATTTTTTGGAGGATCCGATGCAGGGATTTATTGTCAATGATGCCACGCTGAGTGTTGCTACGGCAAGCTTTGGCTCTGTGAAAATGCACGAAGACTCAGCAATCGATGTCCGCTCTAAAGCGATGCCGAACGCATGCTACCTGTCTCATGTGGACCTCAAGTTCACTGGGGCAAGTTCAACAACATCAGTCGAAGTCTACATTACGTTTGACTCGACCGGTGATGACCCTTGCACGAACACAGCATCGACGGTTGCCTTGACTGCCGGTGCTACTTCAGGCGTAAAACACACGACAATCAATATCGGTCAGTACATTACTGCACCGGCATCGCAAAGCAACACTGGTGCATTGCAGTTGTTTCTGAAGTCAGCGGGCTCATCTTGCACGTTGGCCGTTGCACGGATTCACTGGCACGACAAAGCATAGAGGTAAATTATGGCTCGCTTCAATCGCAGCTTTTCAGATGGTGGTCAAAAGATCTCTGGTACTGATGCAGACATTAGTGGCGATGCGGTAATTACTGGAGACCTTACCGTAAACGGAACCACTACTACGATTTCGTCTACGACACTCACAGTGGCCGACAAAGTAATTGTGGTTGCTCAAGGTGCGGCTGATTCTTCTGCTGCTGATGGGGCAGGGCTATCGGTTGATGGTGCAGACGCTACGTTTTTGTATGACCATACTGGAACTCAGTGGGAGACAAACAAACCGCTCGAAGTAACTGGTGCAATCAGTTCAACATCTACAATAACTGCTGGTACAGATCTTACTGTTACTGGTGGTGATATTGCTTTTGGTGCTACCACATCAACCGTCACTGTAGCTGCAACAGCACACGATGCTGCGGGTGCTTCATTAAGCATTTCTGCCGGATCAACTACTGCTGGCACGAGCAACAACCAAGCCGG